GACGTCAAAGATCCAAACGAATACTTATTAAAACATGGTAAAGATGAATTAAGGTCTATAGTTGGTAAAGCTAAACCTGTACCGCTAGAAAACGTTACAACATATAAAGATATAGAAGCTGATGTAGAAGAGTTTGTTAAACATGGTTTCAAACCTGGTTATCAAGTTGGTTTGTCTAATTTTGATAATATTTTTAGTACATACACGGGGCAATTTATTACTGTAACAGGTATACCAAGCAGCGGTAAATCAGACTTTGTAGATCAAATGTGTATTGGTTATAATAAAAATTATGGTTGGAAAACAGCCTTTGCGTCACCAGAGAACGCACCGACGTATTTACATATTCACAAGCTAATACGCAAGGTCTGGGAAGGTATGCCAAGTAGAAATGATATAAACGGTGACAAGTGGAAAAGTGTTACAAACCACATTAACGATAATTTCTATTTTATTGATTTAGAGCGGTTTACGTTAGAAAGTGTGTTACGTAAGGGTGCAGAACTTGTTAAGCGTAAAGGTATTAAATGTTTGGTTATAGATCCTTTCAATAAGATAAGAGATGTAGATTCAAACACTGATGACATAAACAGGTATACAATGGAATATCTTACAAAAATTGAAACTTTTTGTAAAAAATATGATACATTAGTGTTTATAGTTGCGCATCCTACAAAAATGTACAAAGATAGCAATGGTAATATAGAAGAGCCAACAATGTATAATATTAAAGGCGGTGGTGAATGGTATGATGCAAGCTATCACGGTTTATTAATTCATAGAAACTATGAAGAAAAAACTGTAAAAGCAAAAATATTAAAAGTTAAATTTCAGAACTTAGGTGAAAATGGAGCTGAAGCACATTTTAGGTGGGATCGTAGATCAGGTTGTTTTATACCTATAATAACTGATACAATAAATGAAGAAGAGGCGTTACCCTGGGAAAAATGATAATGTTATACGGTATGGTAAATATAATCCTACAGATAAAGAAATTGAAGCTAGAAACTGGTGTATCAATAATAGAATTATTATTTGGCCAGAAACAAAGCTTGCTAATTCTTGGAAAATTGAAATAAGAATAAATGGAAAAAGTTATAAATCACCTGAAGAATACCGCAGAGATGTTGTATGGCAAAAAATGTATGAGTTCTACGGGTATTATTACAAAAAATATAGAAATGAAAACAGTATTTGATAACGCAAACGAAGCTTACGAATATTTTTTAGATAAAATAATATTAGATGGTGTTAGCTTTGATGACACAAAAGCTTTGTTTAATGTTGGTTTTACAATTTTAAATCCAGAAAAAAATATTATAAAAAACAAAGAGCGTAACTGGAAAATAGATTATGCTGAAGCTGAATGGCAATGGTATGTTTCTGGAGATCGTAATATAAAAAAGCTTGGAGAGCTTTATGGTAAAGTTCCTGAAATTTGGAAACGCATGGCTTTTCCTAATGGTAATGTTAACTCTAATTATGGTTGGCAATGGAGAAGAAATGATCAATTAAACATGGTTATAAATTTATTAAAAAACTCACCAAACACTAGGCAAGCTGCAATAAGTATATACGATGGTAAAGAGATGTTAGATTATGATTATGATACGCCTTGTACGTATGCTGTTCAGTTTACAATATTAAACAATGAGCTAAATATGTCAGCTATAATGCGTTCTAATGATCTCTGGTACGGCTTTTGTAACGATCAGTACTGTTTTAGTCAATTACAAAAATATGTTGCAGAGAGATTAAATTTACGGGTTGGTACATATTATCATTTTGCACACAACCTGCATTTGTATAACGATAAAATAAATTAAATGTATTATATTTATCATATACCAGGCCAAAAAATAGGCGTAACAACTAACCCAAAAATAAGGGTTGAGAAAATACAAGGTTATAAACCTAGTGAATATGAAATATTATTAGAAACTGAATGTATAAACGAAGCTTCTGAAAAAGAAATATTATATCAAAAAGAATATAGATATAGAATAGACAGAACTTTATATAAAAATTTAACGGTAAATAAAATGAAATTAAACATAACAGAACAAACAACTACTTTTCCTGTGCCAAGGAAATCATTAAACAAGTTACTGCAGGGAAATATAGGTTTTTCATGGCAGACTAAATACGGTAAAGTTGCGCTTGATGTTCCTACCGCATCTTGGATCGTAAACAACTCACATAATTCTCAATTCAGTAAAGATCGATGTTATGTTTACAATAAGGCTTTATATGAGTTTTTCTCAGATGAAAACAGTTTAGAAAGTTTGCAGAAATACATGGAGGAACAAAAACTTAAAGAACATATAAACGAAGTAAGCGAAAAGGTAAAACAAATAAATGTCGTAGATATGGAAATGGTTATACCAACTTCAGATCTTTTTCCTTTAATTAGACAATGGGCAAGAGAAAGAAAACTATATGAAAAGGGTGATTCAAAAACACAATATGTAAAGCTTCAAGAAGAAGCAGGTGAACTAGCTAAAGCTTTATTAAATAATAACAGAGCTGAAATAGATGACGCAATTGGCGATGTTGTTGTTGTGTTAACTAATTTAGCACATTTAGAAGGTTTAACTATAGAAGACTGTATTAGGAACGCATATAACGTTATAAGTAAACGAAAAGGTAAAATGGTAAACGGTACATTTATAAAAGAAAAACTATGAAAATCAAAACACAAGACAAAGTAGTACGGGCAGTGCTCAGAAAAATAGATGAACGAAGTTTAAAAGGTCAAGCTAAATACGGAGCTATGATGCACGAAGAGGTTGATGGTGGTGATAAAAATTTAATGGACTTTTTAATTGACGTTCAAGAAGAAATAATGGATGCGTTATTATATATTGAAGCAGCAAAAAGATGTTTACAAGACGAAGTTGAAGACACGCTGTTGAAACAATATGAAGATCGCTTCGACGATTAATATGAAAAAAAAATATTATAAAAAGAAAAAAAGAGGACCAGTTAGGTCTAAAAAAGTAGAATATGATGGAATATTATTTGCCTCAGGCCTTGAGAAATACATGTATTGTGCATTAAAAAAGGCTAATATTAAAGTTAAGTATGAAGGAGAAACATTTGTATTAATAAATGGTTTTCATTTTGAAAACGAATGTTTTGAGCGTATGTCTAACGGTAAAGGTGTTTTTAAAGATCGAGGAAAAAAAAGAATATTACCTATTAAATACACACCTGATTTTATAGGTACAGATTTTATTATTGAATGCAAGGGTAGAGCTAATGAGTCTTTTCCCATGCGTTGGAAGTTGTTTAAACTATTAGTTAGCAAACAATTTCCGGGTTATAAATTGTTCAAACCTCAAAATCAGTTAGAATGCGATCAGGTAATACAAGAAATACAAAAGGCTTAGCTAGGAGAAAATACGCAGAAAGGCAGATAAACAAATATATAAGATGGTCAATGGAAACAAGAGGTTGTCTTAGATATAAAGACTTAGAATATCAATATAAAAAGTATAACATAAAATGTTATGGCTAAAAAGATTATAAACTATAATAAACTATATAAAAAGAAAATACGCAGGCCAGGTGTGCATGCGAAATCTAAAACAAGTAATTTAAAAAGCAGTAAAAACTATGTCAAAAAATACAGAAAACAAGGCAGAATCTAACTGGGAAATAAGTGTTGGCACTTATAACGGTTTTTTATTTGGTATCAGAAGATACGAAGACGAAGAAAATAACATTAACAACTATGTTTTATATATACCATTTGTGGATATATGTTTAACAATACAATATTAATATGGGACTATTTGATCAGCGAATACCATACAAACCGTTTGAATATCCAGAATATTACACCGAAGGTTGGCTAAAACAAGCTCAGGCGTTTTGGTTACATACTGAAATACCCATGAGTGGAGATGTAAAAGACTGGAAAGAAAAACTAACACCTGAAGAAAAAAACTTAGTTGGTAATATATTATTAGGTTTTGCGCAAACAGAGTGTGCTGTTTCTGATTATTGGACACAAAAGGTTGTATCATGGTTTCCTAAACATGAGATACAACAAATGGCTATGATGTTTGGTTCACAAGAAACAATACACGCTGTGGCTTATAGTTATTTAAACGAAACATTAGGTTTAGAAAATTTTGAAGCTTTTTTACAAGATGAAGCTACAATGGAACGATTTGATAATTTAGTAGGATATGAAGGAAATGATAAAAAAGAAATTGCAAAAAGCTTGGCGGTGTTTTCTGCTTTTGCAGAGGGCGTTTCTTTATACTCCGCATTTGCAGTTTTGTATAGCTTTCAAATGCGAAACTTATTAAAGGGTATAGGACAGCAAATGAAATGGTCTGTTAGAGACGAATCATTACACAGTAAAATGGGTTGTCATTTATTTAGGCATATGTGCAAAGAAGATGATAATTTGTTAGATGATTGTAAACAAACTATTTTAGATGCAGCTAATTCAATGCACGACGCTGAAATGAAATATATTGATAAAATGTTTGAGATGGGTGATATTGAAAATCTAAAAGCAAATGATCTAAAACAATTTATAAAAAAAAGATTAAATGAAAAACTTATGGAACTTGGTTATGAAGGAGTATTCGAGTATGACGAGGCTTCAGCAAATAATCTTAATTGGTTTTACCATCTTACCGGCGGGCACACTCATACTGATTTTTTCGCTATACGCCCGACAGATTACAGTAAAGCAAATGAAGGAGAAGATTTTGAAAATATTTGGTAAATAAAAACTATGTGGAATAAAGACTGGAAAAAAGGAGAAGACTACCCTAGCTGGGGTGAAACTGATGTTTATAAAAAAACAATTGGCGGTGGTTACCTGCTTAATGGTGAAACACCTAAAGATGCGTATATGCGCGTGTGTACAACTGTGGCTAAACGTTTAGAGCGACCAGAAATGGCTGAAACATTTTTTGAATATGTTTGGAAGGGTTGGTTGTGTTTAGCCTCACCTGTATTGTCAAATACTGGTACAGATCGTGGTTTACCTATATCCTGTTTTGGTATTGATGTAGGAGACAGCGTTTATGAAATAGGTATAAAAAACCTAGAAATGATGTTACTCGCAAAGCACGGTGGCGGAGTTGGCATCGGTATAAATATGATTAGGCCGGCGGGAGCAAAAATAAAAGGAAATGGAACATCTGATGGAACTGTGCCGTTTTGTAAAATTTACGACAGCACAATACTCGCAACGAATCAAGGATCTGTCCGAAGAGGAGCTGCAAGCGTTAACATTAATATTGACCACCCCGATTTTGAAGAGTGGTTGGAAATACGCGAACCTAAAGGAGACGTTAATCGTCAATCGCTCAACCTACACCAGTGCGCTGTGGTCGGCGATAAGTTCATGCGAAAGCTTGATGCAGGAGATAAAGACGCAAGAAGACTATGGGGAAAGCTATTACAAAAGCGAAAAGCAACTGGAGAGCCTTATATCTTATTTAAGGGAAATACAAACAAAGGTAATCCAGCAGCTTACAGAAACCACGGTTTAAAAGTGCACATGACAAACATATGCTCTGAGATAACATTACACACTGATGAATCTCATAGTTTTGTTTGCTGCCTTTCATCATTAAATTTAGCCAAATATGATGAATGGAAAAACACTAATCTAGTATATGATAGTATATGGTTTTTAGATGGAGTGTTAGAAGAGTTTATACAAAAATCAAAAGGTAAAGTTGGCTTTCATAACTCTGTTAGATCTGCTGAAAAAGGTAGGGCTTTAGGATTAGGAGTTCTTGGTTGGCATACATATCTACAAGAACAAGGTTTACCATTTGAAGGTTTATTATCACAATATGAAACGAGAAGAATATTTAGTCAAATTAAGATTGAAAGCGAGCGAGCCTCTATGGCATTGGCTGAGGCGTTCGGAGAACCCCTTTGGTGTCGTGGCTCTGCTATGCGTAACACTCATTTACGCGCTATTGCTCCTACTGTCAGCAATAGCAAACTCAGTGGAAACGTTTCACCCGGTATTGAGCCGTGGGCTGCAAACGTATTTACTGAACAAAGCGCAAAGGGTACGTTTATACGGAAGAATCCTACGCTTCAAAAGGTATTAAAGAAAAATAAAATAGACACGCAAAAAGTTTGGAACAAGATACTAAAAGATGGTGGATCTGTTCAGGGTGTAAAAGAATTAGAAAAAGTTACTGTAGGTAAATTTGATACACCAGCTAAAGAAGTGTTTAAAACGTTCAAAGAAATAAATCAACTAGAGTTAGTTAATCAGGCTGGTATAAGACAACAATATATAGACCAGTCTGTTTCTTTGAACTTAGCTTTCCCGTCCGTAGCTACGCCAAAATGGATTAATAAAGTCCACATGGAAGCTTGGAAAAAAGGTATTAAGACTTTGTATTATATGCGTACTGAGTCAGTACTTAGGGGAGATATTGCTGAACAAGCAATGGATGAAAACTGTTTAGCGTGTGACGGATAATAAATAGAGTGTGGCATGGGTTTTCGTTACTTGGTAGAGCGCACGAGGCGTTCGGGTAATTTTTGTCACACTTTGTTTATTTTCTTGGTTCTTTAATAGTTGCTGAATTAGAGGATGTATCCGTGCTTGGAACAGATTTAGCGTTAGGCGTTTGACCGTAGTTATTTTTACTACTACCAGTATTACTACTACTATTATTACTACCTCTATAAGAAGATCCGCTGTAACTATAATCATAACTCCTTACATGATTATGTGGATATGGATGATAGTAGGGGTACCAACTACGACTGTATCCATAATTTATAATCCTGTAATTAATAGGCCTTACAACATCAATAGGTAATTTTAAAGTATCACCTTCTTGTGTTACAGCTAATACGTGTGTTATTTGTATTTTAGGTTTTGGTTGTTGTACTACGCAACTAGATACAAGTACAACTATTGCAAAAAGGACAATTTTCCATATTTTCATTTTTTATTTTTTTCTACTATAGATTTTATAGTATTAACTAAACCTGTTTGAAAACCCGCCATAGGAGCATCTGCTGTTTTAAAAAATATAGGCAGTTTACTATAAGATTTTTGTGACATAGTGTCAACTTGTGCTTGTGTGAATTTTATTCTAGGAACATCACCTGGACCTTTAAATCTTTTGTTTACAATGCTGTCACCTCTAAAAGGCCCTATAGTATCATTTTCTCTAGAACCTGGTTTCATTTTATAATTCATATCACTTTGTATTTTGTTTTATTATTTTCGTCTTTATATGCTAACAAACATCTATTTCTATTAGCTTCTTCGTTTACGTAACTTACATGTACCCAGTCAGGGTTATCAGAGTTCCCAAACTCCCATATCATTTGGTCGAACGATAAGTTATTTTTTATATATTCAAACATTTGAGCGTTTGTCATATATCCATAATTATCATCAATATCCATTGCTCTTCCTTCACAATGTTGTGATTTACTACTTCCGCCAATTGCTTTATTAAGTTCAGGTCCGCGATAAAACGAATTAATCTTTATAGGACCGTTTACGTGCTTTCTAAGAGGTTCAAATATTTTTTCTGCTAATAATTCCATGTTAGCTAAATGATTCTTTGTAGGATCATTATTTAAACCTAACCGCAAAGCAGTTATGCTATACACACCTTCCTTGTATGTAATGTGCTCGCTTATGTTTTTCATTTATTATTTATTTTCAAATAAAATAAAATTAATTCTTTTCTGAATTTCTTCTATTGGCACATTTATCTTAAATGATAAATCCGCTTGCCATTGACCTTTTGGTCTACCATCTTTTCCAATTAAAATAATTGTTGGCACAGCTTTGATTTGTGCTTTTAGTTCAGGTTTTTGATCTTCTAATTTAGCCATTGTAACTTTTACGTTACGTATTCTATCTAAATTATAATCGTTTGATTGGTTCCATTTTGCATTAATATGCAATAATGTTAAATCTTGTGCAGTGACATTAGCCGCTACAAATAATAATATAATTGTAATTAAATTTTTCATCTTGATAGTTCGTAAATTTTATCTGTATTTTTTTCTATTTGCTCTTTATTTTCTTGTATATCTTCTTTTAGCGTTTCAGTAGACTTTTCAATTTGTATTATTGTAGTACGAATTAATTCGTCTTTTAGTTGAAATTCCATCTGTTTTACAAATTCTTCAGGGTTATTTTGATTTTGTAATTCTTTAATATCACCCTGTAAAGTAAACCACATACTTGCTAAAGCTATAACTCCGCCAACGATCATCCCGATCGTTTTAAGGTCAAGTTGTACTTGAGTATCTTCTCCGATTTGTGTTGCCATATTTTTATCTAAATGTAAAGTTTACGCCTACAGAAGAATTATAAATTTCTGAATCCCAGAATTTAGTATATTCTCCTTCGGCAAATATTCCTATTGCTTTGCTTAATTTCCAGCCAAATATTATTCCAGCTTGGTAATCGTCCCATTGTTCTAGTTCTGAATCTTTTTTCAAACCACCTTTACCCCAATTGTTACGATTTAAATAACTTACGTTTTCATCACCAACAACGTATTTGTGATAAGGTAATATATAGTTACCATAAGCGTGAAGCCAAAAGTTAGATCTATAGTGGTAAAAATCAAAACCAACAACAGGCGCAACCTCACCAAAAGCATCTAATAAATCCCACTGTTCTCTGTTATATAAGTTCATAAGATCGCCAAATATAGAGTTTCTAAAATCTCTATCACTCCATGCTACAACCTTGCCATTACTATCTTTCCATATCCAGTCATATCTTTCTTCACCCGTGTTTATATCTGTGTATTTTGTAAAATTATCAGTATAACCATATTCATATCCTAAACTATACCATGGATTTTTTGGGTATTCATTACCAAAGTCATCAACTTCAGTTTCATTTAACCATATTTCTATAGGGTTATATCCATAAGGTGTTTGATGTGTACGGTATATTGCTCCTGCAGATAAGCTGAACTTTTTACCTATTGGTAATCTAGCTCTTACTTCTGCTGATTGATATTTAAAACCAACATTACCTTGTTCTCTTTGTTCTAATTTTACAATGTGATATTTACCCACATGTCTAATAAAAAATCTTGAATTAAAAAATTCTTCGCCCCTATCACGTTCTTTTTCGTAATGAAATAAATATTCTAAACCTTTTACAGATGATGTTGGCGCTGATAATGATTTGTTGTTTTCAGTACCATCATAATAGCTTTTACCTTTTACTTCATATCCAAATCT